TATTAGTAGGAACTGTAAACGTACGCTTAAGACTTCCTGTATCGCTTCTAAAAGAAAGAGTGGCATAAACATTAAATATTCTATGCTTTACGTCATTAAGTACTAGCTTAGGCTCGAACTTACTTTCTCCAGTATAATTAAGCAAGAAAGTCTTCATATCGCTATCAGTATCTATTCTACGTCTAGAACCGTTTATCTTTATAATATTATTTCTAAGCTGTTCTCTATCCATAGCAGCAAGCTTTGCACCAGTTGATTCAAAGTAATCTACTCCTACAGGCTCATAATCCACATGAGTAAGATGAGATTCTATTATAAGAGGTTCTGCAGGCACTGTAGTTCTTACATCACGTCCAGCAGTCATATGCACTTCTACACGAAGCTGCCCTCCTATAGCAGGCTTAAATCCACCTTGTACATACTTATAATCTATACGAACTTTATTCTGAGCCTCTATCTTATATTCAAGATAATCTTCACTTCCTCTAGTAAAGTACAGTCTTTTTCCTATACTACGCCATTGACTTCCACTATCAGGTCTATAATACAGAAAGATATCACTTATAGGCATAGGTTCTTCTACAAGAAACATTTGAAGCTGATCGTCACTGAATATAAATTCTTTTATATCTATTTCTATCTGCTTAAACGTTGCCTTAAATCCCAGTATCTTTACACCGTGTAATTCTACCATTTGCACAAGTACGTCGTCTTTTCTTATACCTCTATCTACATATACACGAGGACTCAAGCTTCCATCAGTATTCTTTGTAACTTTAATTATATGTTCTTTTTCTACTGGCATAAACTTAAGTCCGTCTATCATACACACGTTATCATTGGTATAAGTCATTTCCCAAGTATTAGCCTGAGTCTTTTTACCATATATTAACACGTCTGATAGAGGAATTCTTACAAACATATCTATCATAGAAGGTTTTGCTATCACTATTTCATTCGTATGTTGAGCCAATTGGTTCATAAGACTACTATAACGTTGAGCATGAATCAAGCTATTTTCTCTGGCTATATTCCCAACTACAGTAGAAATACTATCTATAAAGTTACTCATACCCTGTATAGTGATAGCAACTGGAGATAATAGAGATACGTCGGCTGGATTTATTCCATTTCTTACTAATTCTGTTACGGCAATATTCATAAACTCTTTCTTATCATCTATGGTAAAGCCTGTACGATAACGTCTTCTATCTCTAATTTTGTCATCCATTTATCTTCTCCTTATTTTTTAATATTATTTCCAGGAGCATTCTTCATTGGATTTGAAGTAGCTACTCCTTGTAATAAAAGTAGTTCTTTAGCTCCAAGCGTAGGAAGTGGATACTTTCCTAATTCTAGAGCCATAGCATTTCTTATAGCTCTAGCTCCCACTTGTTTAGCATAAAGACTGTTTCTTATTGCCCTTCCTGCAGCATTGTAGTTCTTGGCTTTGATAAATCCTATGGTATTTACCCATCTATCTATCCATCCAATACCCATATTAAAGCACATATCTACTATAGCCAGTCTACGTGCAAAATTCATAGCTGTAACCCAAGGCATTCTATCAAGCTTAAGTATAAGACTATTTATATGTTTAGCCAATATATATTTAGCCTCATCTTCAGTTATTCCATCTTTATTCCATCTATCCACTTGTTCTTTAGAAAATGTACCACTTTCCATATTGAATCCATATCCAATAGTCCAGATACCTTTTGTATCTTTATATTTTTTCTTTCTAAATCCCTCGTGTCTAGATATAACTTCTACAGCTGCTTTTGTAAACCCTAGCTTATCAAAATCTATAAAAGCTGGTGTCATATTCTCATACCTCCCTATACATTACTAAAATTACTTCTATTAACATATCCTTTCTCTTCTTTCCATCTAGCAAAGTGTTCTTTATTAAGATATAATGCTATATAAGTAATACGTCCTTCCTTACCTCTAAGATCTATTATCTCGTCGGCATTTACTCTAAAGTCTGCTTCCATTCCTGGAACATAGTCTTTAATACCTTTATCTAGCTTTTGACGCTTACATTCTATATAGATAAGATCTTTAAGATCTTCTTCATCATAACACTCGTATAAGAACTCTACATACTTTGCCATTATCATATCTTCACATACAGTGTCGATAGTATCAAGAGCAGTATATATGTTTCCTTTATTATCTATTCTTTCGTCTTCTTTACTATATTCTACTTCTGTCATATTGAAAAGAGACAGCTTGTTGTCGGTAAACTGTGTGAACATAGCAGAGTAGATCTCTGTATGAAATGTAAATTTATCAGGATCATATTCCATCTTTTGTTGTATAGCCTTATCATCCAGATTGATTTTTTCCATAGTAGCAGATAGTCCGTATACTAAAAACTTAGGATAATTTACCAAGAATTCTATCTTAGTACCAAATGTTTTTACATTACTTTCTTCTATATTAATCTCTTCTATAGATTTAGGAATTAATGTAATAGGAGCACTATACTTTATAACAAACGATCTACGTCTATTTCCTCCATCTACTCTGTAATCTATCTGATCTTTTGCATGCTGTCTAAGTATTTCTAATAGCTGTAAATCTCCATCAGTACCCTCTTTAGCTATATTAAATATAACCTTAAGATCGTGTATAAGAGTATCTGGAAGTACTGTCTCCAAAGTATATGGTATTATAAGAGGATTCTTTCCATCTGGTAATTCTTCTTTCTTATAAAATATAGGCTTAGGAACTTCAAGTGGAAATATATACTTCATCATTTCAGATACTTCATATGCTTTAGCCTCTTCATTTACAAGTACGCTAAAAAATATAGAAGCTGTTTGAAACTTTGGACTTCCAAACAGCATTAAATCTATATCTCTCATATAATCCCATACGTCACCAGGATTCTTCTTCCAGCTCTGTCTTCTAACTTCAAGTAAGTTTATAGCAGGATTCCCATTTATTCTATCAAATCTATCCATATTTGCAAAGTCCACAAACTTCTCATGGTTAGGATCTATATTATAAAGAGCTACAGCACGAGGAAAGATACTACGAGCAAGCATCTTTCTCAAACTATCTTTAGTACGCTGAGCCTCTGGTAGTCTTTGTACTATCTCTGTTTCTAATAGCTTTATATCTGTATGAATAGCTACCCAGTTCTCCATATGCTTTACTACATGTCCAAATACGCAGTCAAACGTATGAAATGTATTAGTGTTTGGATAAGCTCTTCCAGAAAACCCTACTTTTACATAAGGATAGTCATTCTTATTAGATACATTAAGCTTTCTTAAATTAGTATTACTCATATCTTCCTCCTAAGAACTAAATCCAAACTTTATATTAAGTCTCGTATCTCTCATATTATCCTTACTAACTTGACTCATTCTATAGAAACCTGGAGATATAGCCATCATTTCAAACAGTCCTTTAAATGGAAATGCAGGTTCATCTCCTCTATCGTGCTCACTAGTTCTTTCTTTAAAGCTAGATCTAAATAGAGGCTTTCTTTCTGATTTACCTTCTGATAATATAGTTTTAGCACTACGTCCTGTAGCTATTAGTGTAGTTCCGTCTGCTCCTTGCGTATCTATAAGAGCATTTACGTTAAATCCAGATAATACATTAAATACATCACATTGATCTGGAGCATAAGGAATAAACGTAGTACATTTAAAAGTCATATTAATATCTTCCATATATTCATTCTTACTCATACCATCTAGCTTATGTTGTGCTAAATGAGTAGGAGGTTCAGGTGGAATCAAACTATAAGCAACAGCAAAGTTTATCATATTCCAGTTCATGTCTACAGATACAATATAAAGACTCATTAAATAATCAAGTCCTTTATACTTTATATACTCAGATCTCATAGGAAATCCCTGTTTAGCAGTATATTCTTTATACATAGAAAGAAAATATAATAGTTTTGCTATATCTCCTCTGTTATTATCCATAAATGTTACGCTTATATCGTTTTCTCCATATATTTCAGGTATACCAGGTGTAGGCATAGATTTACCGTGCATGTTCATTATACCTTCTCTGTTTGTTTCAGAAAGTCTAGGAGGAGCTACTTCTTTAGTATAATTATTAAGTAACTTAAATAGATTACTCTTATAAGCTCCGTCTCTACATAATTCTGCATAAAGTCCAGGATCTGTAAGTACAATAGCCTTCATTTCT